CAAGGTGCGCGGCGACGACCTGCCGGCAGGCGTCGATCTCGCGGTCTTTGACTACGCCGTCAACAGCGGGCCGGTACGGGCCGCGAAGACGCTGCAGGAGGTCGTCGGCGTCGCCGCTGACGGCGCGATTGGGCCAAAGACGCTGGCGGCTGCGCGCGCGATGGAAGCGGTCGAGGTGATCAACGGCATCTGCAACGCGCGGCTGGAGTTCCTGCGCGGCCTGCCGACATGGCCGACGTTCGGGAAGGGCTGGTGGGCAAGGGTCGAGGGCGTTCGGCGGCAGGCGGGCGATCTCGCGCGGCCTCACTCGCAGGTGTAGGCGGTCTCCAACCGGCGCAGCTTGCGCCACTCCAGCTTCGTCACGACAACGCCTCCCACGCCGCGCACAGCCACATCGCGACGTATGCCGCGACCGCGACGCAGGCGGCGAGGTGGCGGGTCATGGCTTGCCCTCCAGCGCATTGCGGCGGATCTGCTCAAACAGCAGCGCCACCGCTCCAGTTAGCCGCTGCTTGCTCCCTAGGTGGGCCGCAACGGTCGTCTCGGCGGAGGGCAGAGCTAGCGTAATCCAAACTTCGCCGTCTTCCGCCGCTGCGATGTGCATTGCGACAAGCACTTCGCGCAGCCGCTCGTTCTCCGCGCGCAGCCGGTCCACCTCCTCTGCCCGCGGGATGGCCTGCATCAGGTTGGTGATCTGCTCCTCGGTGATCTCCTTCCTCATCGTCCGTCCTCCCGCTCGACCAGTTCGAGACCCGCACGCCGGATCGTCTTGACCTGTTCGATCCAAATCAGCGCAACAGACCGCCTGAATTGTTCGTTTGCCGCGCGCCAGTGATTCTCGCCGGTTTGCGCCCGCGCGATGCGCTCGGCCAAAAGCGCGATTGGGTCTGTAAGAAGCTGGCTCATCGTCCATCCTCCATTTCCACAACCGCCAGCCCGGCGGCCTCGATTGCCCGGATCGTCTCCATCCAGATGTTGACCCGCACCCGCCGCACCCGCTCGGCGGCGTCGAGCCAGCCGTCTCCGTAGTCCGAGGCCGCGAGGCGCTCGGCCAGGGCGCGGTGGTCGGTCATGCTGCGGCCCTCCACGCATGCTCGGTCCACTGATCGGCCATCGCCGCGGCGATGCCGGGATAGAAGCGGCTGCGCTCTTTCCAGCGCGTCGGGCTCGGCGGCATGCGGTGGACCCGCTGCTCGCGGCCAGCGACGACGTTCGTCGGCTTTAGCGGCGGCAGGCCGCGCAGCCACAGGCAGGTGCGCTTGCACTCGCCATGACCGAACTGCCACGGTTGGATGCTCTGCGCGGGCTCCGCGTAGTTCTCGATCAGCGCCTTCGCATGCCGGTGCATCACCGGGTTTTCGACCGCGACGCGCGAGATCGGCGCGTTCCAAAACGCGCTGAACAGCGCCGCGCCTTCGCGCAGCTCCTGCTCCATCTGCGCCGCGCTCCTGCCCGGCGGCGGCGTCGTGAGCCACCGGACGCCGCTGTTGCACAACCGCGTGCAGGGCGGGTGCGCGACCATGAGCAGATCCCAGCCGTCGTGGAGGAGCTCGCGCGCGTCGCCGCGGATGTGGCGGTTCGACCCGTCCTCAGCCGGCAGCAGGTCGCACGACCACGCATCGCAGCCGCGCGCAAGGAACGCGCGGCGCACGACGCCGGAATACTCGCAGGCCACGAGGACGCGAAGCGGGGTCACCGCAACCCCGCCAGCGCAATCACCACCGCGCCCGTCACGACGCCGAGCAAGGCGAAGGCGAACCAGTAGACCGCCGTTCCCTGCCACCGCTGGTCCTCGTCCATCCAAGCCAGCGCATCCCTGCTGGCCTGGACGCGGCGCTCCTGTTCCTCGGTCATTTCCATTTCCTCCTTTGCCTGCCTCACCGGGCCTCACCGGGCCGTGCCGCGCCATGCCCTGCCTGCCTCGCCATGCCATGCCCTGCCACGCCCCGCCTGCCTTGCGCCGCCGCGCCGTGCCCGACCGTGCCTTGCCTGCTTTGCTTCGCCCTGCCGCGCCACGCCGCGCCATGCCGCGCCATGCCTGCCATGCCTTGCCCTGCAAAGCCGCTCCTTGCCTCGCCCCGCCCTGCCTCGCCTGCCTTGCCTTACCCGGCGCGCTTCTTGCGCTCGTTGCGCGCAAGAAACTTGTCGATGCTCGCGCGCAGCTCGTCGCTGGCGTCAAGCGCGTCGGCGTAGCGCAACAGCCGCGCCTGGACGCTTCGCAGGTCGGTCAGCAGATGCGCGATGACCGCCCGCGTCGCTTCCGGCGACGACTGCACCACCGAGACCGCGACGTACTCGCGCGATCCCCGATCCACGTTGAGATAGGCGCGCACAGGCGTCTCGTTCGGCTTGTGCGGCTCCAGATGAACGACCACGCGGCGGATCAGCCCGCGGGCTTGGAGCAGCCGATACTTCTCGGCAGCCTCGGCGTCGTCCCAATCGAACATCGAGTGCAGCGACGAATTGGGGCTGCGCGCCCGATCCACGACGGCTTCCGGCGTGAGCTTGTCGCCAAGCTCGCGCGCCATTTCCTCCAGTTCGCGCTCCCAGCGGGATATCACGACACCACCTCGAACGTTCCCCAGCCGAGCCCGTAGCTCTCGCGGCTGAACGGCCGACCCTCTCCGACGCCGATCTGCATGCCGGCGCGGGCCAGCAGGTTGGACACATCTCCGACCCTGAACTGGTCGCCATCCCAGCGCACCCGCAGCGTGGCGCTCCAGCGCCGGAACATCGGCCTGGACCGCAAGTCGGTCACGCCCGTCTGGTTTCGCGTCGCGGCGACGTGCTGCTCGTAGTCGCCGATGATCCGCACCAGCGGCTGTCCGCTGACGAGGTCGAGTCCGTCCGCCTCGACGAAGACGGACATCTTCGCCATCGTCATCTTGAAGCCGACCAGGCGGCAGGCATCGATCATCGCCGCGCGCCATGCCGACGCCGGAAAGCCGATGGTGCCATCCTCCAGGCGGTGCAGCGCCGCCTCGCAGTCAGCCGCGAAGTCGCGCGCCTCGCGCTCCTTCTTCGATTTCGCCGTCGATCCGGCCTCATGCTTCTCGCGCATCTTCTGGCGCGCCTTCTCCGAGAAGGCGGCCATGACCAGCGGCGCGGTGCCGACGATCTCGAACTGCGCGCGCTCGAACTTCGGCGCGGCGATGGTGACGATCTCTTGCTTCGTGAACGCGTTCATCTGAACCTCCCTTTTCAACCAGCCAGATCCGCCACCCGGCGGCGGCTCTCCTCCATGATGCGCTCATGCGCCTCGGGCGACGCCTCGCTGATGTCGTCCAGGTTGCCGCGCTGCGCGAGCATCACGCGGTCGATGTCCTTGACCGTCTGGGCCTTGCGGATCGCCGCGACGATGGCGCGGGCGCGCTCGGCCAGCTCGTTGGGCAGTGCGCCTGTCGGGGCGTCCGGGGACGCTGCAGCCGGGGAGTCTGCATCCGACGCGGCAGGCGCGGTGTTGTCGGCCTCTTGTTCGGTGGCATCGAGGAGGGCGTCCATCGCCTGCGTCACGGCGGCGAGCGGCGACTGGGCGGCGGGCGGGGTGATGTCGATCGCGCCGGACGGGCCGCGCGCCTGCTGGTAGTCGATCTCGTCCGCGACCGGCAGGCCCATCATGACCTCGGGCGCGAACAGCCGGATCAGCATCGTCGCGCTGCGGTAGCGCAGCATCTGGTCGGGCATGGTCCGGTACTTCGGATTCTTCGTCCAGCCCTCGGCCTCGGCCATCGCCATCGACGCGGTGGCCTCGACCGGCTCGCCGCTGTCGGCCAGCGTCGCGAACGCGGTGACGCGCAGGTTCTTGCCCTCGCCCTCGACGCGCCAGTTGATGCGCCGCGCGAACACGCCCGATCGGTTGGCCTTCGCGATCATGTAGGTGGCCGACCAGCCCGCGCGCCCGCTGACGAAGTAGATGTTCTGCAGCACGACCAGCGGCTCCTCGCGCGTGCGCTTGGCGATCGCGTAGGCGATGAGGCAGTCGGCCATCTTGCCGCGCAGGTGCGGCGGGACGAGCTCGCTGGCGGCGAACATCTTCGCGACGCGCTGCGAGTGCTCGAAATGCGCCGGTGCCAGCGGATCGTAGTCCGTCGTGACGGCGGGCAGGTTCACGATGTTGTTTGCGATGTCGGTCATGCTGCGTACTCCCTCTGGATGCTGGCTGCGATCTCGTTGGCCGCCCACTGCGGAAGGCCGATCTCAAGAACACCGACGGTGTAACCCGGCCAGTCGTTCGACGCAACGCTTTTCGCGAAGCGGCGCAGGATCTGGCGCAGCTGCTGGTCAGCGGCGGATGCGGCCTCGGCGGACAGGGCGGCGACGTAGCCGAGATGCGGCGGCTGCGAGCCGACGACCATGAAGGCGTGCGAGGGCCGCTGGACGCCGAGCAACCCGGCGACGAGGCGGAACATCGCGTCGCCCAGGTCGTACCTGAGGTTCGCGCAGGTGCGCCGCCACGCATTCGGAGCGGGGTTCGCGGTGGTCTTGAGGTTCACCGCCAGCCCGGCGCGAGCGATGTAAAGGTCGGGACGGCACAGAAGCGTCAGGCCGGTTTCCTCGTCTTTCGCGACCATCGTGACCTCGGCTCGACCGCCGGCCTCGAGGAGGCGGCGGGCGTCGGGCTGGGCCATCAGCGCGTCGCGCATCGAGATGATCTGCATGTGCTGGTCGAAACTGATGATCGACCTGCCCTCCTGCGCGTCGCGCCACGCCTTGCCCTCGCGCGTCGAGAAGTTGAGGCCCTCGGGCTTCACGGCGTAGCGGTCGTGGAAAGCGTCGGCACCCTCCAGGATGTAGCAGTGCGCGGCGGTGCCGAGCGCCATCGCGGGCGTGCTGTCCGACTGGATGCGAGCCGGGTTGCCGCGCCAGAAGGCGAAGGCGTGGGCCGGGCACTCGGTTTCGTAGTTCACGAGGTCGCTGCCGCTAACCGCCGGGGCCGGAATGCCGGTGCCGGACAAATACTGCGCGAAGTCGATGTCGTGGTGAATGCCATCAGCGATCATTGGTCGTCTCCCTCTTGAGCTGGCGGTGGACCCAGCCGCGAAGCGCGGCGAGGCGGGACTGCTTCTTGCCGCGCGGGGCGTGAGCCGCGCGCTTGATCATGCTGCGGTAGACGCGCAACAGCTTGCGGCGTTCGCTGGTCATCGCCTGCCCTCCATCGCGGCGAGCTGGTGCTCCAGCGCGGCGATGCGCTGGTGCGCCAGCAGGTAGTCGAGCGTCTCGGGGTTGAGGTCGCGGGCCAGCTCGACGCGCAGCTGGATGCGCGCGCGGAGCGTCCCGGGCGTGTCCGGCATGGCGCGGACAGCGGGGAGGGGGCGGGTCATGCCAGCACCATGATGAGCGCGAGGATGATGCCCATGAGGGCGGGGGCGAAGAGGCCGCGCATCACTCGGCGTCCATCTTGTTGCGGATCTCGCGCTCGGTCATGTACGCGAACTCGTCCGTGATCAGCTCGCCGGCCTCCATCGCGATCTTGAGGTCGGCCTCCCACTGGATCTCGCTGTCCTCGCTGCCGCAGCCGATGCGGCTGTGCTGGGCGATGAGGACGTCGCGCAGGCGCTCCATCGCGGCCTGCACCTCGGTCGCGGCGCGCAGCTTGGCGCTGCGGATCACGTCAAGCGCGTCTTCGCACTCGTCGAGGAAGCCGACCGAGCGGACGAACGTCTCGCCGCGGTCTTCGTCGGACTTGTAGGACATCATCGGATGCATGTTGGTCTCCCCGGTTGCGTCGCCGTCGTTGGCGACAGGGCGAACATACACCAGCGGTGCAGGCCGTCAACAGGTTCGTGCAAATAGTCCGCTTGACGGCTAAACGCCGGGTGTAGTAGCCGTTGCGAGCCATGAACCTGACCCAGTTCCTCGCCGCCATTGGCGGCACTCTCGCGGCGGCTCGCGCATTCGCGACCTCGCCACAGGCCATCAGCAACTGGAAGCGGCGGCAGCGGCTTCCGGCGGCTCGCCAGCTCCAGGCGCTGCAGATCGCGCGCAAGAAGCGCCTGCGGTTCGATCCGGTGGCGGCCACGCAGCCCGAGGCGCGGCGATGAACCGGATCACCGCGATCGAGCAGGTCGCCAACGCCTTGCGCGTTGCCGGAGGCAGGGCCACGACCTCGGATCTGTGCGCGGCGCTGCCGCAAATGGACCGCGGCGCGATCCTCGGCTCGCTGGCGCACCTCAAGCGCAAGCGCGTCGTCGAGAGCAATTACGTCCCGACGAGGCCGCCGGAGTGCGGCTGGACATACTGGTTCGCGGCCACGAGGCCCGTGCGCGGCTCGCGCTACCGCGCGGCGGTTTCGGCGGGCTTCACGAGGGTGATCTGCGAGTGGATGGACAAGCAAGGCGGCGAGGCCAGCATCGAGGCGTGGCGGGCGTGGATCGCGGGCATACAGAACCGCATCCGGCTGAACAGCGCGATCCATTCGCTCCGCAAGCGCGGCTTGGCCGAATGGGCGGACCACCGCGTCGCGCTGACGCCAGAGGGCCACAAGGCACTCACGCTCGGTCGCAAGGTCGCGCCATACCCTCCGCAGCTGCAGGATTTCGAGGACGGCGCGCCGGTTGAAGCGCAGCCATCCACCGATCCCGAGCAGAGCGTCGAACGCGCCGAGCGCCTCTGGCCGCGCCTCATGTCCGGGCGGCGTTATGAGGACATCCCGGCGCACATGATCCGCCCGCTGAAGGTGCTGCGCTGGACGCCGCGCGTCGAGGCGCGGAGCCTGACAGGGTCGAGCGGTGCCATGCTGGCCGAAAGCCGCAGCGCGGTGGGGACTTCGACGTGAAGCGCAAATGGCAGGGCGTGATCCTGGGCGAGCCGGTGTCCAAGGCCAACAGCCGCCGGATCGTGAGGTTCGGCACGAAGCTGCGCGTCATCAAGTCCGAGAAGGGGCTGGCCTACGTCGAGGCCGTCGCACGGCAGGTGCCGGAGTTGCCTCCGGATAGCCAGCTGTTGTCGCCCATTCGGCTGACCGCGCACATCTACTATTCGAGCAACAGGCCAGACCTCGATCCGAGCCTGCTGCTGGACGCTTTGCAGGGCCGCATCTACCGCAACGACCGCGCGGTGCGGGAAATGCACCTGTATCACCACCTCGACCGCACGACGCCGCGCGCCGAGGTCTACCTAGAGGAGATCGACGAATGACCGGCATCAACGACGACCTGACGAGCTACGCCGACCGCCTGACCCGCTTGCTCGACGCCGCCGACGAGGCGCGCGACGACATCAAGCAGCTGCGCGTCGAGATCAAGTCCGCGGGCTACGACCCCGCCGCGCTGGTGCGCGTGGTGCAGTTGCGCCGCGACGAGCGCAAGCGGGCGAAGGAGCAGGAGCGGCTGCAGGCGGTCGCGCTCTACGCTGATCGGCTCGGGGTCCAGCTCGACCTCGCGCTCTAGAAACCGGCCAGGCCCTCCCTTGCCGTCGCCGGCGGGCGGCGGAACCTAAAACCGATCCAGCGCGATGCGCCGCGTCAACAGGCCCCTGGCCGGGTCGTTTACCTGATGGATCGGACCCGCCAACAAACCAGTAAATCGGGAGAGTTCGACATGATCTTGGGCTGGATCGACTGCATCGCGATCGCGATCATCGTGGCGTTCGTGCTTGACTTGAAACGCTGACGACCCGCACAAATGACGCGCCCCGCCGGGCTGGAACCGGGCGGGGCGCAACGGACTGCACCAACCAGTCCGGCCACAATGGCGCGCTGAACCTATCGCGCGCGGCGGGCCGGATCAACGCGAAAGGGCGCTGATGGACCCGCTTGTACCGCCGGAGGTCGATCTCCGGAATTTCACCTACATGCCGCTCGACGTGGTCCGACTCCGCGACAGCGACATCGCTGGCGTCGAGGACGGCGAGGTCTTCCGCGCCGCGGTCCTCGCGTGGTGCGCCGCTTGGCATCAGGTGCCGGCCGCCAGCCTTCCCGACGACGACGCGGTGCTGGCCCGGCTCACGGGCTACGGACGCGATATGGCGACTTGGAGGCGGGTCCGCGAGGCTGGCGCGCTGCGCGGTTTTGTGCGGTGCAGCGATGGCCGTCTGTACCACCCGGTCGTGGCCGAGAAGGCTTTGGAAGCGTGGGACAAAAAGGGCAGGCAGGCCGAGCGCACTCGACGCGCCACGGAGGCCGCTGCGGAGCGCGCACGGGTCCGTCGCGAATCCGTTACGGATTCCGTAACGGACTCCAAGGAGAGGAGAGGAGAGGAAAGGAATAGAGAGGAAAGAGATATCGGAGACGTCCCTCCAGTTTCTGGGGGGTCTGGGGGGACGCGCGCTGCGCGCGCCGACCGCGGGACGCGCCTGCCGGAGGACTGGGCTCCGACGGAGGACGACCGCGGGTTCGCGGCCAGCCTCGGCGTCGCGGTCGAGCGCGAGGCGGCGTCGTTCCGCGACTACTGGCACGCAAAGCCCGGCGCGGACGGGCGCAAGACCAACTGGTCGGCAACCTGGCGCAACTGGGTGCGCCGCACGAGCGAAAGGAAGCAGGGCAATGGCACAGGATCTCGATCTCAGTCCCGCAACGGGTTTCTCGCAATCGCTCGCGAGCTGGCTGCGGAGGGCCGAGACGGAGCAGGCGGGTTCCTTGATCCCGATCCCGCCGACGGCCCGCGTCGAGGCTGAGCGCGCGCTGGTTGCGATCGAGGCCGCGCTTCAGCCCGCGCCGCGCGAGATCGTGGATCGCTGGGTGGCGGCGCTCGGCACGCTGGTTGCCGGCGGCCAGCTCACGGTCGAGGACGCCAGGACGAAGGGCGCGGCGTATGCGGCGATGCTAACCTACCCGCGCAGCGCCTACACGCGGGCCAGCCTCGACGCGGCGGCGCGGGCCTTCAAGTGGTTTCCGGCCTACGCCGAGCTATGCCAGCTGCTCGATGCCGAGGTGGCCGAAGTGCAGCGCCAGCGGCACATGCTGCGACGGGCGATCGCCGCGCCGGTCGAGAGCGCCAAGCCCGTCGGGCGCTGGTCGGCCATGACCGACGAGCAGAAGGCCGAGTTCGACGCGACGATGGCGAAGTTCCGGTCTCGGTTTGCCTCGGATGCCTCGCGCGGCCCCGAGGATGGCGCAGGAAGCGCGGAAGCCCGCTGACCATTGGCAGGGTAGCGGGCGACCGGCTTCCGGCGTTCCTAGGGCCGTTCTAGGCGTTTTCGGGCCTGAGATGCCTCGGCAGACGCTTGTAGGCGGTCCTGACCGCGTCCGCCCACTCCTCGGCGGTCATCAGGTCGGTGTCCGCGACGCCTCGCCGCAGGAGCACGTCGCGCAGCTGCTCGGCGTCGAGGAGGCTGGCCTCGCCCATGGCGTGGCGCAGGCGTGGGAGGCTCATGGTCGGGTGGACGCGCATGGTCAGGCCACCCGGTGCAGACCGCCGTGCGGCACGAAGTCGTACTGCGCGCCGTTGCGACCGGTCAGGCGGTAGACATCGGGCTCGCCGCTGGGCGTCAGGATCTTGTGAGCAACCGTCAGGGTTAGGAAGCCGACCTTGACCGTGCTGCCGATCGACCATTCCTGCTTGGGCTTGCCGGTCGGGGCGAGGCGGCTCGGGCGGTAGTAGTTGGTCATCGTCGTCTCCGTGGGTTGGTTGCGATGAACAGAACATACACCGCCGGTGCAGGGTGACCATTGCAAGGAACGCGGGGCGGTATGCGGTTGACGCATGGGTGGCTTGACGGTCGAAGCGGTAGGGAGCATCATCGGTTTACCTATGAACGCAAAACCGCAGTGATTTCAGCGACATGGCCGCGCGCAAAATCAAGCGACTGCTGACCGATGACTGGAAGCTGAAGATCCAGGCGTCGAACATCTGCACGCGCCTGCAGAAGCACGTCGAGGGCAAGATCGAGATGACGCCGACGCAGGTGCGGGCAGCCGAGATCCTGCTGCGGAAAACGGTGCCGGACCTCGCGCGCACCGAGGTGACCGGCGCGGATGGCGGCCCGCAGAAAATCATCTACGAGTGGGGCGAGCCGACGTGACCGAGCTGCGCGATGCGCGCGTTCGGATGCCGTACAACCCGCGCAAGGCGTTCATGCCGTTTCACCGCAGGACGCAGCGGTGGTCCTGCCTCGTCGCCCATCGCCGTGCGGGCAAAACGGTCGCCGCCATAAACGACCTGATCCGCGCCGCGATCACCGCGCGCCAGCCTCACGCGCACTATGCCTACGTCGCGCCGTTTCGCTCGCAGGCCAAGTCGGTCGCTTGGGATTATCTGAAACGGTACGCCGAGCCAGCGACCGCGGGCGTCAACGAGGCCGAGCTGCTTCTGACGACGCGCACCGGAGCCAAGATCCAGCTTTTCGGCGCGGACAACGCCGACGCGATGCGCGGCCTCGGGTTCGACGGCGCTTATCTCGACGAGTATGGAGACTTCCGCCCGAGCGTCTGGGGCAACGTCATCCGCCCGACGCTCTCGGACCGGCAGGGCTGGGCGGTGATTGGCGGGACGCCGAAGGGCCGCAATCAGTTTCATGAGGTCGTCGAGGCCGCGCAGCGATCTCCGGACTGGTTTTTCCTGCGCCTGCGGGCCAGCGACAGCGGCATCTTGCCGGAGACCGAACTCCACGCGCTCCGCGCGCAGCTGACGCAGGACCAGTACGACCAGGAGTACGAGTGCAGCTTCGACGCGGCTATCCTCGGCGCGTTTTACGGCGTCGAGATGCGCGAGGCGCTCGACGCTGACCGCATCCGATCGGTGCCGCACGACCCGGCGCTGCCGGTCTACACCGCGTGGGACATCGGCTGGCGCGACGACACCGCGATCTGGTGGTGGCAGGTAGCCGGCGGCGA